GAACTGGACCGCGACACCCTGCAGCCCCGAAAGGCTCCCTTCAAGACCGTCGAACTGCGATTCCAGCTGGCCAAGATCCGTTTCGAAATCCGCCATGTTCACTCCGATAATTCGCGATGGCTCGCGGGCCCGTCGGGAAAACGGGCCACGAGATCCTCGAGGCCGCTCCGTGTCAGGGCCTCGCGACCGCCTCCGCCGCCGCCGGCCATCAGCATCAGTTCAACCGGCGTGAGATCCCAGAACACGTCCGGCGCCAGTCCGAGCCGCGTCAGGCCCAGCCGCATCAGTTCCGGCCAGGCGACGCGGCTCATGGAACGGCGTCCTCGCCCGGAAGCGTGAAGGTGATCTTCAGAAGCCGCGCCGCCGCCTGCGCCGCGGCGAGCGGACCGCCATCGATCTGGCGTTTCAGAAGTTCCGCCTCGCCGATGCGCCAGCCACCGCCGTTCAGGCCGGCGGTGATCAGCGCCACGAGATCGGTGACCCGGAAACCGCCGGTCTCGAACCGTGAGATCATGTCGAGAAGCGACTCGCATTCGAGCCTGCTCTCAAGCTCGGCCAACGCGCCGAGCGTAAGCCGCAGGGTCCGAAGCTCCCCGTCGATGGAAAGCTCGACCTCGCCCCTGTACGGGTTCGCCATCAGGCGGCCACGAACGAGAGCGCGCCCGCCGAAGCCAGCGAAAGCTCGTAGACCGCCTCGCCGTCATGCTGTCCCGAATATTCGATGCTCGTGATCTGGAACGCGCCCGAAACGATGCCGAAGTCCGGAATGATGACCTGGAAGGCGGGGATCTCGCCGGCGAAAAAGATCGCCCGCGCCCGCTCATCCGTGGCGGCGTCGCGGAACACGCCGGAACCACTGATCGCGGCGCTCCGGACCCCCGCGCCCGCCAGCAGCTCGCGCCACCGCCCCTCGCTGCCCAGATTGGTCACGTCCACCGTCTCGGCGTTGAACGTGATCCGCGAGGCGCGCAGCCCCGCGATTGTCTCGAACGCGCCGGTTCCGGTCATGTCGAGCTTGATCAGAAGGTCCTTGCCTCTTTGCGCGGCCATGCTGTTATTCCTGACTGTTGAATTCCGGTTCAGATGCTCTGGTCCACCACCGCGCGAAACCGCAGCGAGACCCTCCGTTTCTCGGGCGCGCGTCCCCGTTCGGCCTTCGCCGCCAGGAACCGCAACGCCACGAGATGTCCCGTCGCCAGAGCCAGAGGCGCGTCGATCAGGCTCGCGCAGACCGCGCCCGCGATCCGCTTGACGGTCTCGAAACCATCGCGTCCGGAATGAACGGTGACGCTGAAATCGTGGACCGCACCGCGGCTGGTCTGCGTGTCGTTCGCCCGGACCTGCTCCTCGCCGAGCGTGATATGGTCCGGCGCGGTCTCGCCCCGCGCAACCTGCAGCGGAGCGTCATGGATGGCGTCCCCGATCATCGCGGCGAGATCGGGGTCGTCCGACAGACGACGGTAGACCGCCGCCTGCAGGCCGGCCGAAAATTCATAGCTCACGGCAGAACCCCTTCCTCGGCGTAGATCTCGAGATGCCGACCGCTCGGGTCGTTCTCCGCGACGGTCAGAATGCTGAAGATGCGGTCGCCTTCCCGGAACCTCTGGTCCGGGCGCGGACGGGAGGGGGCGCCCGCCGGGGCGGCCCTCATCAGAATGCGGTACTTCACCCGCGGCCTCGTCTGGCCTGCGATGAAATCCTCGCGCCCCGTCCGCGCCGACATGTCCACCCAGAGCGCGCCGAGCGGCCGCCAGACGGCCGAATAGCCGCCCGACCCGTCCGGCGCGTCCTCGCGTTCCTCCAGGATCAGCCTGCGCGACAGCGACGGCTCCGCGCTCACGGCAGGCCTCCGCCGATGCGCATCGTCCTGTGCGCCTCCAGCAGGACCAGCACGCCGAAGGGCAACGATCCTCCCGAAAGCGCGCTTTCGCTCCGGCTCTCGTAGTAGTGCGCGGCGAGCAGGAACACCGCCTGCCTCAGATCGGCCGGCGTGTCCTCCCAGTTCTCGCCGTACCCCGCTCGGAAGCGGATCTCGGCATGCCCCGACCGCGGAATGCGCGGCAGATGCCGGCCGAACCGGCCCACCACGCGCGGCCGCTGGGCGTCGCGCATGACCGACCACGTCGCGGGATCGGAGAGGGTCTCCTCGCCATCGGCCCCGATCAGGGTCAGCGCTTCGACCGACATCACCGGACCGATCGGAAGACCCTGGCTCGAGTCCTCGCGCCAGCGCGTGACAGTCCAGACGAACGAGCGCGGCAACAGCGCCCGGCCGATCCGGGCCTCCACGGCGGCCATCGCGGACCGCAGATAGAGCTCAAGGACCTCGTCCTGCGATCCGTCGTCAGCGAAGCCGCTGCCCAGACGCAGATGCTCGGCGAAAGCCCGGACCGGCACCGCCTCGGAGGGCGGCGCGCTCACTTCGGTCAAATCCATCGATATCTCCTTACCGGGCGGTTTTGCGGACCGCGATCCGCATGACGATCGATCGCGCGAGAACGCGGTCGTCGTATGTCCGGACCCTGTTTGAAATCAGGTAGAATCGTCCCGGAACGCCGCCCGAGAAAACGGCTCTCGACGTCCGGGCGTCGTGTTGCTGTTCGGTGACCCTCAACTCGTCCGCGCCGCCATGATCGGGCAGGACGCTCCAGCCCAGATCGGCCGACAGCTTCTCCCCTTCGCAGAGATACCCGGCGCTCCAGTCGATCTCGTGGACGATGTCCGCGTCCGCGGGTTTCAGGACGTAGCCGCTCATTCCGCGGACCTTTCAGAATTGGTTCGATATCGACACGCCCCCGCACCGCCCGAGCGAAGGGAGGAGCAGCAACTGGATGATGCGGAGACGTGCCCGACCCGCCCGGAACCCCGGACGGGCCTTTCGCGCGCGCCGCCTTCGGGCCGAAGCCCTCCGGATCAGCTCGCGGCGAACTTCAGAAGCTTGACCGCCGCGAAGTCGCTGACGTCGCCGCCGATCCGCTTCGTGGCGTAGAAAAGAACGTGCGGCTTGGCCGAGAACGGATCGCGCAGGATGCGCAGGTCCGGACGCTCCGCGACGGTGTAGCCCGCGCGGAAATCCCCGAACGCGATGGCGAAGGATCCGTCCTCGATGTCGGGCATGTCCTCGGCGATCAGCACCGGATAGCCCATCAGACGGGCGGGCTCGGCGGCCGCCAGACCGTCCGACCAGAGGAACCGGCCGTCAGCGTCCTTCATCTTGCGCACGGCGCCGGCGGTCTTCGAGTTCATCACGAACGACGCGTTGGCGCGGTAGCGGGCGCCCAGCGCGTAGACCAGGTCGACGATCGCGTCCGCCGGCTCGCTGCCGAGGAAATCGCCGTCGGCGCCGGTCGGAACGTAGCCGAGCGAACCCCAGGACCAGATCTCGTTGTCGACCTTGGGATAGTTCAGCAGACCCGTCGGCTTGTCGATGCCGTCGCCGTTGATGAAGGCCGAGGCCTCGGCGCGGCTGAACTTGTCCGCGATCCTCTGCGCGAGCCAGCCTTCGACGTCGAAGGCGGTGTCGTCCAGCAGACGCTGCGAGGCCTTCGGCAACGCCGAAAGCTCATGGAGCGGGATCGAGATGCGGTCGACCTGCGGCGTGCCGGTTTCGGTCCGCTCGGCGCTCTCGGTCGCCCAGCCGGCGCCGACGTCGGAATGGTCGACCAGCACGTCGAAGGCGCTCGACTCGACCTGCACGACGTTCGCGATGGTCCGGATCGAAGCCGACGAGCGCAGAACGCCCACGATCTCGGCCGCGGTCTGCGGATCGACCAGATAGCCGCCATCGGCGGAGACCGCCGTCGAAAGCGCCTTCTCCTCGACGCTCAGCCCGCGCAGGGCGTCGTCGTCGCCGGAGCGCAGATAGGCCGCGAACGCCTTCTTGTGCGGCGCGTCGGTCTCGGCGCCGCGCGCGAGATGGGGGCGGGACAGTGCAATGGATTTACGGTCGAGCATGGCCAAACGGGTTTCCTGTTCTTTGAACTTCAATTTCATTTCAGACTGAAAAGCTTTGATTTCGCTTAGAAAGCCGGACAAGGCGGTCTTGACCTCCACGTGCGGGCTCTGGTCCGGCGCGGCGCCGCCCGCCCCGGACCCTTCTTCATGTGCTGACATCGGACACTTCCTTGATGGCTGTTGTTTCCACGTGGCGCCGCGTCACGCCAACATCGCCCTGGCTTCGCGGAACGTCTCCGCCAGGGTCCGCGCAAGATCCGCCTCCTCGTCCGGGACGTCCGCCTGCACCCGCGCTTCGGGGAGCATCGGGAAGGTCACGAGCGACACCTCCCAGAGCTCGATCTCATGGAGAAGGCGCCCGCCTTTGGCCGTCTTCTCGCTCCGCACCGTCCGGTAGCCGATCGACAATCCGTCGATCGCACCCGCCTGGACGAGAACATGCGCCTCGCGGGCCCGCGCCACGTCGAGCAGCAGCCGCCCCTTGACGAACAGACCCTTGGCGTCCTCGCGGACCTCGTCCCAGACGCCGAT